CGTAAGAGGATAGTTAGTAGTTAAAGAAATACAAGTAATAGCACCATCATGTTTCCCACCTTGTTGCCACTCTAAATCCCAATACCATTTAACTAAGTCATACTCAGGTATCTTAGTTAACTTATCAATAGAATACCTATAATGAAAAGGAACATCTGCCTCAAAGGTTTCATTCCATAACTCTCTAAGTGTTCTAGTATAACCTGGCTTTGGTGGAGTCCAAGTAACCTTTTTCAATTTATCACCATTCAAATTAACTGAGCCATCCTTTGTATATTCTACTTTAATTGTAAATTTACTTCGACCATCACTAATTTCTGCCTTTGAGTGTTCTTTATCGTCTTCTAAAATATAAAAGTAGGGTTGAAAATCATTATAGGGAATTAATTTTTCTTTCCTTTTTCCATCTTCTCGCCATCTTAGCGCGAAATTATTTTGTTTATCGACTGCACTTATTATCATTATTCCACTCTCGGTGCTAAAACTATTTTTCTATCTATACCCTTCATTAACAATGGGGCATCATCTTTCATATACAAAATTGTTAATCCATTAACAAACTTATGGAAGGGTTGAGCAATCACAAGTGTTGATGGCTCTCCGATATGGGCAATCATTGGAACAACTGTTTTATATGACTCTTGATTATAATTAGAAGAGATGTGTAATTCTTCACCATCATAATCTAATTTATATTCTCCTGTCCCTACAACTGAACAAGCATTAACTGCATCAATTAAGTTATCTCCTAACACAGTTATATTAGATTCCAATTTAGTCTTACCAAAGAAAGGAAAATCTTCTGTAATTTCAGTATCAATTACCTTATGAACCATATTAATTGCTGGATGGTCAATAACCAATGGTAGTGACGCTCTCTTTGAGCCTGATTTAAGTAATATAAAATCTGTTATAGATACATTAACAATATCAGTAAAGGATTTTAGGTATTTAATCATCTTTTCAATTTCAACAACAAAAGTCCCGCCCCCATTTTGTGAATCGGGTTCTTCCACTATGATATTTATGCAGCATCCACAACAGTTATTAGCATTATAAATAGTCAACACATTATTAGTTAATGAAAGGAAAGCATACTCCCCAATAATTTTGGTTTTCAGCATACTTCCGCTTTTATACTTTCCTTTCATTAAGACTGTTTGTAGGGCTCTTTCCATTTCTTTGCTAACAACATTAAATTTCATATATTACCATCTCTAAGTTCAGGTATTCCATGCCATACAATTTCTGGAGGAACACCTTCTCGTGTTGTCCAATCTTTACCAACAAGACTACCATTTGTCCTACTACCAAGTAACTTAGCAAAAAACTTTACTTCACTTTTACCGGCGTTCTTTCCACGGGTTACTTTTGATTCCCACCTAGAACAATGAATTTCTTGTTCAAGTTTACCACCCCAATTTCTCCACGCGGGAACAACACCAACAACTACATTATCAATATATTGTTCAACTTCATGTGTAACATAAATTATATCACAATCTAATTGATATATTGCTTCCATTAAGAAGAAGAAGGTTTTATTTCTTGCACCATACATATATGGCATGATTTTAGTGACTACTCTAGGATTAGGATTAATCTTTAACATTGTTGCATCAAACCATTCATCTACACCATCAAACACAAAAATAGGGTTAGCCCCCGCTTGTATTTTATCACGAACATGATTAAGAAAGAATAACGAATTTTCTTCTGATTTCTCAATGTCTATTATATTATTCTTATTCATCACTATAGGACAATAGGGTTGTATTCTACCTGTTGCATCGTGATGAGCCTTCCATGTTGATTCAACCCCTCTATCCCAATCTAACACACAAATTTCCCTATCAGGAAAATCTAAGGCCAAACCTGTTTTACCTGTTTTTGGTTTTCCCCAAATACCCAACACAAGTCTTGATTTGCGTTCTTGTTGTTTAGAAAGAAGATGACGGAATTGTTCATTCCATTTATCTTGTTTCTTTCCAAAATCAATCTTTTTCGTTTCTTCTATTTTTTCATTGCTTACTGCGTTTCCTTTTGTTTCATTTGTCCAACTCATATTTACCACCTATTTTTATATTTAAACTAATACCAGACCATGTGTCTGTAATATCCGTTAATTCTAGTTCTGATACTCTAATTCTAATTTCTTTACCGGAAGGCAAATGGAATTTTACCCAATATTTTCCCGTTTCTTCATTAAGCCTCCAAGTAATAAATTCAATAGAATTTAATGCCACGGCAAAACTACTACCGTGAATAACTCCACTTTCAATACTATACATTATATTCCCTCAAGAGAACCAATCGAAGGAATCTTCTTCTGCAATATATGACTCAACTACTGAGCCTCTTGTTTCTATTACATAGATTCCACTAACATTAATGGTTGGTTTATCAAACCCACCTTCAGTTTGACGCTGTGATGTTCGTCCTACAACCATGATTGTTGAACCAATACCAAAACCTATATCAATATGTGATGGAACCCAACAGGTTGTTCCTGACCATCCACCACCATCATAATCAAAGTCAGAATTCAAATCATTAAGAGATAGTCTTCGTGTGCCATAATCGTTAGGCGTCATATTAATGCTTGATACAGAACCATCTGTTATAACATATCTTTCTGCATATGGATTACCCATACAAGAACCATGATACCTTTCAAGGTCAATTAAAGAACAATGCTTATCCTCAGCAAATTCCATTACATCGGTAACGATATTTTGTTGAGACATATCTCTTTTACTTTCATCTTCTTCGTCCAAATCATTATTATATAATAATGTGTTTGCAGTAGTTTCCTTAAATCCATAAATACGATTAGGATTAGTTTGGTCACGAATAACTAACATATGCACATAATTAAACGCGGTTGGTAAGAAGGTCTTAGATGCTTCTCCTTTATAGGAGAATTGATATAAACCAACATCTCCATCAACCTCTCCAATAAATACTCCGGCCATTCTAAATTGTTCCTTTGGTAATGGTTTACCGTAGTTATGGTTTTTGTTTGTTCCGTATGCTTTCATTGTATCTAATGGTATAATGAATATACCTTCTTCCACTTCAACATTATTTGTTGGTAATGAAGGAACAGTTTTTTCTGCTTCTTCTGCCTCTAACATACGCTTAACAACATATGTCCCATCTTCATTTGTTGTTGCGACCGCAACTTTACCAAGTCGATAAGTTGTGTCTGAATCTCTTAAATATTCATTCTTAACTCGTTGTGTTTGTAACTCCATAAGGTCACGGGCTTCATTAACAGATATAAAATATCCAAAAGCCTTTTTAACAAGACTTGATGTTTCTGTTTGTGGTCGGCTCTTTGCAGACATAGCCTGACTGAACCATTGGCGGAATAGACTTAGACTGAGTTTCCACTCGTCTGCATCTACTTCATTTTCCGCACAAATGTCTTGATATTTAACCAAGACTTCAGCATAATCCATATCAAGGACTTCTGCCGCCTTCTTTATTTCTTCATCTACTTTTTCATTCATTTTTTCATTCATAGTTATCACCTATTTTTTGTTTTCTTTCCTTATATTCTTCGGGAGAACCATCTAATGCTGCACAATATGGCACACCATTGATAATCCGTCGAACTTGATTACGGGGGCCGCCGTATGTTTTCATCCAATAATTATTTATCCATTCTTTTTCTTTCATCTTTCATCACCTTTTCCTTTTATTACATTTCTTTGTTTTCTATCTCGGAGTTTATCTATATTCTTTGAGGCTATATTATCTAAATTTAATCCTAAGTCTGTTGCTAGGTTTGCTATATACCATAATACATCTCCTAGTTCTTTTTCCACTTCACGCTCAAATCGCCCATCTCTCGTGCCAGATATATCATAATCCCCACGAAGATGTTTCTTAATCTTCTCACAAACCTCTCCACTTTCACCTGCTAATCCTAGTGCAGGATATACAATAGCATATTCACGAGGATAAATCTTTGTCTTCAATGCTTCTAATTGATATTCATATAAATCCATATTACTCCCTCTTTCTTACATCATCTAAATATTCTGATATTGCAGCAACAGCCGCACAAAACCAAAAGAAATCACTATTGATTTGTGTATATCCTAAGACATTAGTTGCACTACCAATACCTATTGCTAATCCTGCAAGTAACATCCATTCGTGACTAAACATTTTAGTTTCAGTCATATCTTCGATAGTTATTTTACCATCCTCATTCATGTCTAACCATGCTGTTATTTTCTTTTTCATCATACCATCTGCCCTATCATCCAAGATACTAAAACCTTTGGTGTCATATTTGAACTGCGCCATTCTGATTCACCAATAATTCTTAATAGTTTAAATTTAGTATTTGAGTCTAATTCTCTTATTAAAATCACATCATGCAAACTAATACATATTGATTTTATATCTAACGATAGGCTCAACATAATATGGGTTTGAGTGAGGGCAGATTCGTATTGTTTATTTAGAATGCTATCCAATAATTTATCGTAAGGTTCTTGCATTCTTTCTATTTGTATTGATAATGCTGTATTACTCGCTGTTGCTGCCTGCAATTCTGTAATTGCTCTACGCATATCACCATTGAAACCCCCTATAAAGGTTCGTAAATCTTCTGAGGCATATTTGCCATTACCTTCTTTAACAAGAATATTGTTTATCACATCATACATTACATCGCTACTTAATGATTTAAATAAGTAATTTGCACATCTTGATTGTAAGGGGTATATTATTTTATGTCTATAATTACATGTAATAATAAATCTAACATTTTCACTATAACGCTCCATAATTCGGCGGAGTGCATTTTGAGCATCAGGAGTCATACCATCCATTTCATCTAACATAATTATTTTAAATGGTACATCTCCTAATTTCATTGTTGAAGCAATGTCTTTAATTGTTGTTCTAACTGTTTCTAATCTTCTATCATCAGAAGCATTAATCTCAAAGAAGTTACCTTCAAAATTATCAGTTAACATATCTAAAGATAATGCTCCTGCTGCTGCTGTTTTACCAATACCAGCATTACCATATAATAATAGATTTGGCATTTCTTTACTTGCAATCCAACCTAAAGCATCTTCAACAAAGTGTTCTTGCCCCACTATTTCTTTAATTGTTTTTGGTCTATATTTTTCTGTCCACAACATTCTTATTCCTCTTCATATTTATATGGTATTTTTCTCCATACCATACATTTATCTTTAATCATTTCAGTTTTTCTAACTTTGGGATATATACTACAAAACCTACTAATACTACTACTTGCAAAATATATCTGCCTAAGACGCATCCCTCTTTTTGAAACCATGCCTTTAGTAGACCAAGTATATGCTATAAAGTTTTGAATATCCCGTGATGTGAATTCATCTTTCATGTTATCAATACAATGACTTAAAAATCTATATTTTCTAGAATTTGGGTTTCTCGTCCAACCAATTTTTGATTTTCCATGACCGTTATCCGCCATTATAGCCACCGACTTAATCCTACTTCTGGAATTATTGGGTCTATCTTAGATTTTATGCGTTTTTCACCTAATTTTAATAGTCTACATTGAGCATTATTTAATTGGGTTTTAGCATATTGTTTAAATTTATCATCTTGAAAATATAAATCTAATAGATAGTATTCTTTAGGTTTCATTTTTAATTTATAACAAATAGATGGGGTGCTAGTATATTTTCTTCGCTTAGGCATATTAATTCCACTACTGTTTTTCCCATTGTGAGAATAAGCCAACATTTCATAAAAATATGATTGAGGCCATCTCCGTTTAACTTCTGAATCTATGAATGTTATCTTATTAATATTAACATTCTCAGCAATCCAACTTAATAGTTGAATATCTGAAGGAGTGTTTAATTTAAATATAGATGCTACTTCATCTCTATCAGAATTTTTTAAATATTCTAATAATAAAGTATAAATATCTAATTTATATTCTTTTGGTTCATTTGCTCTTGGTGCTAATTTAATAATGTTTTTTTGAGCATAAGGTGTGGAACCAGCACGAACTAATTTACATTTATTAAAAATTTTCT